CCTACATTTAATTCTGAGTTACCTGGTACTGTAACAATAATTACATTGTTTGTCAAGTGTTTTAAATAACTATCTCGTATAGGATCTTTGAGAACATCTCTTTTCTGTAATGGATTTTCTTTTGCAAATACTGCGTCTGTGTCATGTCCTTTTCTAGATGTTTTGAGATGCACTATAGAATTATCATCTGCACCACCAGGTATAACAAATTTATTCAGTTTAGAAAATCTTTCTACTTCATCTTTATATCGATATACTGTAGTATTAAAGTCTTTTCTCAAAGGATCAAGAGCAATCGTAGTAGCAGAAAATAAACCATCTGTCATCTGATTTGTTAAGTCACTCTCTTTTAATCTATCTACAGTTTTTATAAAGAAAGCATTTTTACCACCTTCGTATGCAGTTGTATCATATGCAGACGGGTGATAAAGAAATTCTTCATCTTTAGGTTTAGGTTCTTCTTCTACTAATTTACCTAAACTTCTAAAATGAAAACCTTTGAAAGTTTCGTAAAATAATAATTTAGATGCTACGTCTGTATCAACACCTTCTTCACATAAGTATCGAATTGCTTCAATAGGATTATATCTTGGTATGACACATTTATGTAATCCCGTTGTTGTATCTGTTGTTTCTAGTCCTGTCTTTGTTATTTCTTTTCCTTCTTTTTTGAAAAAGCTGTAAACAGACTTGATATCTTCATTCATAATAAATTCATCGAATATAGCTTGTACAATTTCAGTTATCTTTTTACCTGAACTACCACCATACGCTTTTGATATTTTCTTATCTATGATATTAAAATGTTCTAGTGATACACCTTCTATATTATATGATTCATTACCTGTTGTGTTACGTACTCTATCTTTAACACCATTTACTGAGAATAACATTTTTACAGGTTTTAATTCAGAATCAGAAGTCTTGAATGATACATAGATTATTTCACCACCCGATAAGCCTTTTGATACTGCACTTGCAAAGCCAGCTGAGTCATTGACTGCTAGTTCTATTCTCATGAAAGGTTGAAATAAGTCTTGAAGAATAGAAAACTCTAACACCAGAGGTAGTATGTTGATGGGTGCACCAGCTTTGTCTATTAGTTCCAGACTCTCTAAACTGAAATCACCAGGAAATCTATAGTTCTCAGACATTATGCTAGTACCGATTTAACTTCTTTGACTAATTGATTTAAATATCTTTTATCTAATATTTTTAAATTTTTCTTTTTATCATTTAATCTTTCTTCAAATTCATAGACAGACTCTGAATCACGATTAGACGCTGATAATGTATTATATGTTTTTAAATCTACAACGATTTGTTCTTTAGGTATTCTTGTACCATCAGACAATACTTTTTCTTGTTGAAGTATTTGAAAATAATTTTTTGTAGTTGCTCTTGCAGTTGTAACTGAACCATATTTTTCTGTTATGTAATCTGAGAACTGCTTACCAAATAAAGGTAAATCATAATAAGGATCTATAATATCATTGAAGTGTAATATTACCCATGCAAGATTTGAGTCACCATAATATCTTTGTGCAATGAGATCCATTCTGTCACCTTCATGCATTGTATAATCGTAATATGTACCTACTAAATTTTTTACTTTTGTTTTAACTTTGAAGCGTTTGAGAATATTAGTAAGTTCAGTCTTTTTATTAATATCTTTTAAATCGTGTTGTATTGTGGGAAAGAATGAAAAGTAATTACTCATTAAAAATCTCCAGGGTTTATATATCGTTCATTACTACCACCTGTTATATCACCATATTCACTAAAGCCATCTCTTGTGTATAGCTTGACTTCTTGAAACTGTAATGCTATTTGAATTGATACTGGTGCATTTGTGTTTTCAAAGAACAGAGGTAAGTTCTCACCATTGTAAGTTATCTGCATATTTTTCAGTACGCTTGTACCAATCTCGTATAGATTAGATCTTATTTTTTCAGCAAACGATATTTCAAACTCATCAGGATATTGAAAAGCTAGTCCTGGAGATCTACCTGAGCCACCTATCGCATTTGAAGGTAACATGTGTTTTCTCAAAGTAAGAATAATATTTTTGATAGTATCACTTTCTGTTTGATCTCTTGCAACAAACTTATATGTAAATTGATGTTCTCTAAAGTTTATACCTCTAAACACAACTGCTAGATGTGGATTGATTGCAAGTCCTTGTTCTAACAAAGCACCTTGAGCAACAGCCGTCAGTCCACCAGCACCTAAAATGAAAGCGGCGATTGAACCACCTACTTTACCACCTAAAGCAGTAGCACCTAAAACTGCACCGACAACGCCAGCTTGTGTCATAGTCTGATCATCTAAACCTGATGAACCGAATTTCTCTGATAATCTTGCCGCCGTGTCTGAGACTGCTTGGGCTCCTGTTGCACCAGCACCTATTCTACCTGCCGCCATGTTACCTATCAATCCCATAGATTTGTTTTCGTAGTCTGCTTGATATTGTACTTGTAGATTTCCTGGTATAGGTAACACGATTGAACTACCTATAATTTTTTTACCTTTTGGTTCTTTGATTGTTTGTTTGCTTCTTGTGAAAGCTGATATTGTCATGTAATGCTCATCATCTATATCAGCAGGATATACCATACTTGCAGTATTCATACTCTTAGGCATCAAACCAGCAATATGTCCTTTAGGTAATCTATTTGCAATTTTCTTCATAAACATCTCTCTTGCAGATATTCTTACATTACTACCATCAAATTGTATACCTGTCTTTGCAAGTTTACCTTTTATGTCAGTGATAGCTTTGAAGTCTGTATTGAGATTTACGTTTCCGTTACCTATTGTTATAGCCATTATACATATTCCTATGAGTTATAAAGGTAAGTTCTATCCCAAGTTTCCGAAGAAGTACAAAGGTGATCCTACAAATATTATTTATCGTTCTTTGTGGGAAAGAAACTGTATGGTTTACTTTGATCAGAATCCCAACGTACTCAAATGGGCTTCAGAAGAATTGATCATACCTTATAAGTCTGCACTTGATGGACGTTGGCACAGATACTATCCCGACTTTGTTATTCAAGTAAACAATAAACATAATGTAAAAGAAACGATTGTCGTTGAAGTAAAGCCTTATAAAGAAACCAGAGAACCTACTCCACAAAAGAATCTAACTAAGAAGTATTTATACGAGGTAAAGACATGGAGTATAAATAAGAGTAAATGGGAATATGCAATAGAGTATTGTAAAGACAGAAACTGGAAGTTTATGATACTCACAGAAAAAGAACTATTCAAGAATGGCAACAGTTTTTGACGATATACTACTTCGAGGTGTTCGCAGAGGTGAACTACCAGGACGTACACAACGCTCTAGAGATTGGTTTAGACAACAAGCTAAAACATCAGGTGCGAATAAACTCAAAGCTGGTGATATAACTGACTTCAATAAAAACGTAGGACTCAGAGACTACGATAGATTTAGAAATCGTACTAGTATAGGTGAAATGTTTTTCTTTAACTATGATCCTAAAAACAAATCAACATTACCTTACTATGACAGATTTCCTTTAATATTCAAAGTACAGAACTCAGCAGGCGGTTTTGAAGGGCTGAACTTGCATTATCTACCACATGTTCTACGTGCTAGACTTATGGACGCACTGTATACAACAGCAACTAATAAAAGATATGATGCGTCAACTAAATTAGGTATATCATACGGATTACTACGTTCAGCGGCTAAATATAAAGAGTTTAAACCAACGTATAAGAAATACTTAACTAAACATGTTCGTTCAAGATTTATTAAGATAAATGCTTCTGAATGGGACATAGCATTATTCTTACCTGTCGAAAGATTTGAGAAAGCAAGTAAAAGTAAAGTATGGGGAGAAAGCAGGCGTGCCATTTAACGTACAAGATTTTACAGCTACACTAAATAAAACTGGTGTTGCACACGCTTCACATTTTGAAGTACAGATAACTGGACCTGTTAGCACAGGCACAGAGCAAAATATGATGTTGCGTTGTGATACTGTTGACATACCAGGAAGAAGTATAGCAACAACAGAATATAGAATATATGGACCTCTAAGAAAGATACCTTATGGAGCAATATATACTGATGTTGCTTGTCAGTTTTTACTGAGTGAAGATTTACAAGAGAAAAGCTATTTTGAACAATGGCAAGATAAGATAGTTAATCACGGTGCTTTTGGTTCAAGAAGAGGTTCACACAACGTAGGTTATTATAATGATTATGTGGGTAATGTTACAATCAGACAATTTGGTAATGGTGGTGATTTAATGTCTGTACATACATTACAAGAAGCGTATCCTGTAAACGTAAGTCCTGTACAAATGAACTGGGCTTCAAATGATTTTGCTAAGTTAGCAGTAGCATTCGCATACAGAGATTATAAAGTAGTATATGAGAATGCAAGTCAACCAGGACTCGGCGCATCATTCGGATTCTCATTCGGTGACAACGGGTTCGGACTTTCAGGTTCACTACCAGGAATAGGAAACATATCAGTAGGTTCATCAGGATTAACAGGTGCATTGAACACACCATTTGGATTGATAAGAAAATTATAATTGAGGAGTTATTATGGCTTTACCAGCACTCTCGTCTCCAGAGTTTATAACGGAGATACCTTCAACAAAACAAAAAATTAAGTTTCGCCCTTTTCTAGTTAGAGAAGAAAAAATTCTATACATGGCTTTAGAAGGTGGTGATCCTAAAGAGATTCAAAATGCTACAATAAAAGTATTAAATGATTGCATACTTACACCTAATATCGATGCTTCTAAGTTAGCAACATTTGATGTAGAATATTTGTTTCTGCAACTTAGAGGTAAATCTGTAGGTGAAAGTGTAGATGTAGTTTTAAGACATACTGACAGTGAATGTAAAGAGACTGTAAATGTGTCAATAAGTTTAGACGATATAAAAGTTGTTGGTGAGATATCAGATGGCAAGCTTATGCTCACAGACAATATTGGTATTAAGATGAAATATCCAGTTGCTGGTGATATAAACAAATTGCAAGTAGAAGAGGGTATGAATGTATTCAATAGTATAGCACATATGATAGATTACATTTATGACAAAGAAACAGTTTATAATGATTATTCTAAAGAAGAGATTGCTGAGTGGTTAGAACAATTAAATCAAAAGCAATTTACTTTGATAACAGAATTTATGAATAACATGCCTAAGTTAAGTCATACTGTAGAGTGGACATGTAATGTTTGTGGAGAGAAAGAAACTATAAAGCTGGAGGGCTTACAGAGTTTTTTTACTTAGGGTTGGTACATAATTCGCTAAGTAATTACTATCAACTCAACTTTTCACTTATGCATCATCATAAATACTCTTTGACTGAACTAGAGAATATGATTCCTTTTGAACGTGATATCTACGTAGCAATGCTAAAACAACATTTAGAAGAAGAAGAAGAAAGAAGGAAGAAACAAAGATGACAGCAAAGAAGTTAGAAAAAGATTCAAAATATAATAAAATGGATTCTAATCAAGACGGTGTTGTATCAGACGCTGAGATTGATAATTGGCAACAGACAGAAGAAGTGAAGAGATTGAATAGAAAACAAATGCATCAACGAAACATGGCTTGGGTTGCATTGGGTTCTATGTTGTTGTTCACATTAGTTATGTTCACTCCTCTCATACCAGACTCTAGAATACAACTACTCACAGACGTATCAAATCTTTTTTACTTAGCACAGGCAGGTATCGTAGGTGCTTTCATGGGATTCGCCGCTTTCGATAAGTCAGGAATGAAGAAATAATGTTAAGTAAGAAATGCAAAGCACATTTAAAAGAAGTAGATGAAACTG